CAAGCAGGACTCACCAAAGCACAAGCTATTGCAACGGCAGACGGAAAAATCACAGAAGCAGAGCAAAGACAAATACAACAACTCCAATTGAAACTCCAAGAAGCTAAAACATTTGCTGAACAAAAAGTGAATGAGTTGAATATTGGGGGACATAATCTGTTAAGAGGTACATCTAACTTTACTTTTTCGGAACAACCTTATCACCTGCAATCAAACTATGCAGGAAATAGTGGATATGTTAATGAAACTTTTAGAGGAAATAAAGTTATTAAACTTATCTATAACTGGCAAGGGTTTCAATGTAGAACGACGTTTGAAAGTAGACCTATGATTATTTCATTTTGGGCTAAAACCACAAAAGAAAATATTCGTTTTCACTACATTGTAGGTGTCAGTTCTGTCACTTTTCCAGATGGAGTAAATTTAATTGCTGACGGGCAGTGGCACAGGTATACATTTTATAGTGAAAACGGAATTGTAACTTTTGATGATGCTCGTCACGGTTTTGTTGAGTTTGAATGTAATACGGCAGGGAAACATATTGAGGAAGTGTTGGTGTCTTCTTTTAAAATTGAATATGGTAACAAACCTACCGACTGGACTCCTGCACCTGAAGACGTATGGGATACAATGGTAGATTTAGGTATCATTGATAAAAACGCAATGAACCTCACCGAAGCCGAAAAAGCAAATGTTAAGTTTATCAATGGAATGTTTAGCAAAGGTGCTGATTATACCAATGGTACAGAAATCGTAAAAAACACCATCACCACTGGAGCTCTCACTGTAGGCAACACATTAGGCGGCAATGCTGGTATCAATGGGGCTGGACTTGATGGAAAATCTATTCGTTTCTTTGCTGGTGCTAACTATAGGGATAAAGAAAGAGCCCCTTTTAGAGTACAAGATGATGGAAGTATATATGCTTCAAAGGGACAAATAGGAAATTTTAAAATAGAAAGTGCAAGCGAAACTTCTTTAAAAGCAAACGGACTTACTATCGCATCTGAAGGTCTTATAAGGGCTATGGGAAGAGGAAAAGACAGTCGTACAACGCAAGTGCTAATAAATGACCCTGAAATATTTAAAACAGTAGATAAATCAGCTATAGATGTTTTTACATCAGGGTTTAATGATACAACCCACTCTGCAATGAAGTTAGAAAGTAGAGGCGGACGAAAAAGTACAGCCCTTATATTAAAAGCAATATGGGGACTAGAAGAATCTGTTGCTCTTGATATAATAGAAGGAGATGTCAAAATAAATGGGAAAACAAACTTCTATGGTGAAATAATAATGAATGGTCAAAAAGGATACTCCGGAAAGGTGGGTATTGGCAGCGGATACTATCTAATCATTACCAATGGTATTGTAACAAACCTCATCAGAGAATAATTTAAAACAATAAACAAATATGCAAATCATTCAACAAACAACCCGTACTACAGCACAAGAAACCGTGCAAGGTGTTACTATCACCTACTTCTACGAAAACGAAAAAGACACTACCCCTACAGCAGTCGCTTTTTCAGTAACTCGTGAACAGTCATCTAACTATCCAATAATTCAGGGTACAGTTACTGTTAACGATTTTAATGTTCAAAACTCCAATTTTCAAGGAACAGACATTGAACTCTACAAGCACATTCACGAGGCTTGTGTTGCCATTATTAATGGTGCAGAGAAACAAAAGTAATTATTAACACAAGGTAAAAGGTAGGCAATTACAATCTTACCTTTTACCTCTTATATCTTACCTAAAAATGACCTTACAAGAACTACTTGCACTACCAGAAGCCGAGCGTATTGCCGAGCTCAAAAAATATCCAGCTAATCGCCCAGATACACAATTACTCCTAAAAGATTGGGACTATACTAAGCACGATATTTTCGACCCTGAATTGCGACCAAAACGAAAGGTGCTTACCCAAGAGGCAACCTATAATAAGGACGGCACAATTCATACCCCAGCAAAATTCAAAGATGAAGAAGTCAATCGCCTCGCTCTACCATTAGAACAGGATATTGTCAATATTCATACCGCATTCACGGTAGGTACACCTCCTAAAATCACGGCAAACACCGATAAAACAGAGCAAGAAGAATTATTTAAACTTCTAACTGATCTACACAAGCGCAACAAGATACAATATGATAACAAGCGTATAGTTCGCTCTTGGTTTTCTGAATGCGAAGTGGCTGAATATTGGTACGTAAAACCATCAAAGGAAGATGACCCTAATCCTACTTATCGCCTTAAGTCTATGATATGGTCGCCCTTTCGTGGTGATACCCTATACCCATATTACGATGAGTACGGCGACCTTATAGCATTCTCCCGTGAGTACAACAAAACGGATAGCAAAGGCATACAAACCTCACGCCTAATGGTCATCGATAACCAAAATGTAACAATTTACAGCAACGGCACACAAAAAGAGAAATATCAACACGGATTTTCCAAAATACCTGTTATTTATATGAAGCGTGAGCGACCTCTTTGCGACAAAATACGTACACTCCGTAATCGTCTTGAGTTGCTCTTGTCCAATTTCGCCGATTGTCTCGACTACAATTTCTACCCAAAATTAGTAGCTTCAGGCGATGTGAAAGGCACTCGTAATAAAGGAACGGGAAGCGAGATAATTCAACTTGAAAACGATGCACAAGTGTCCTACCTCACTTGGCAACAGTCCCCCGATATGGCAAAATTAGAGTTTGATAACCTCACCTCTCGCTGTTATGCCCTAACTAACACCCCACAAATTACGTTTGAGGCTTTGCAAGGTATCGGTAACGCCCTCAGCGGTAAGGCATTTAAGTTTATGTTTATGGGTACGCATATGGCAGTGAGCAATCACGCTGAGACTGTAGAAGAGTTCTTACAACGCCGTATCAACTTCCTATTGTCTGCAATAGTAAGCCTTATCCCTAAATACGCCAGCATTGCCAAACAAACACAAGTCAGTATAGAGATTGTACCTTATATGATTGACAGCTTAACCGAAAAGATAGCCGACGCCGTTAGTGCTGTGCAAGGAGGGGTTGCTTCACTTAAAGAAGGTGTTATTTTGGCAGGTATCACTGACCGTGTAGATGAAGAACTCGCTCAAATAGAGAAAGAAAAAGGAAAGGAAGTGTTTAAGGATTAGCAAAAATGAACTTAGAAAAGTGGAATGAATATCACCAGAACCAAACCGAAAGGGACGTTTCTAAGCTCCTTCATCTATTTGATGAGGTGCTAAAAATGGTAGTGATGTACTATGGGTTGCAGACTATCAAAGAGGAGTTCTTTTCCTTTACCTTGTACCCTGTGCTGAACAATAAGGTAAAATCACTCTTTAAAAAGTTTAACAACGTATTTTCTCAAAAGATGAATTACTGTATAGACAAGCACTACCAGCTATCTAAGGACAAGTTTAAAGATGTGTTTACTAACATTCATCATTCACAAAAAGGAGAAGATACCCTACAAAGCCTTGTGATGAAAGAAAAGAAGCGTATGCTTTCAGGTAGGGTGTGGAACTTAACCCAACAGTATCGCACCGAAATAGAAATGGCATTAGATGTAGCCATACACGAGGGAACACCAGCTAATCAGCTCACATCTGTACTAAAGAAGTACCTACAAAACCCTGATACCCTTTTCAGAAAGTACCGAGATAAAAACGGTATTTTACAACTCTCGCAAAAAGCAAAGGAATATCGCTCAGGACAAGGAGTATATAGGAGTGCGTACAAGAATGCCGAACGCTTGGCACGTACAGAGATAAACATAGCTTATCGCACCGCCGATATAGAACGCTGGCAAAGTATGGATATGATAGTAGGCTACGAAATCAAGCGAAGCAAGCACCCTCACGGTTGTGAAATATGTGATATGATGAAAGGTATATACCCTAAGAGCTTCGTATGGGTAGGTAATCACCCAAACTGCCGTTGCTATATGACCCCTGTATTCAAAAAAGATATAGCAGGGAAAGAAATCACCATAAACAACAAGCTCACCGAGTGGATATCAGACAACGAAAATAGAATAACCAACGCTAAGGGTATACCTATGTTTCTATGGGGCATAGATAACCAAAGTAAGGGCGTTTCGCAAAAGGTTATACAAGCAATACAGTTTTTTTCTAAGAAAAAACTACCCTGAATTTATGCACATTCAAGGTAGTTAATGAGCTTCGGGATACTATACCGCCATTACGCTCTGGTGGGCGTTGCCCCCTGCAAAAGTTCAATTAAGCCCTTTTGCATTGCAAAGGTACAAAAATATTTTCACTAAAAAGCCCCTTAATTGGGGCTTTTTTATTGAATGATAGCACGCCCTTTTCAGTCTAAGCCATAGAAAAACTTGTAAAATTATCTATAACAAAAAAATACTAACTTTTTCACAATACACAAAGATACAACCTAACACCTACCCCCTTATCTTTGCATTATAAAATAATAGTACTAAAAATCAATATTTTATGTTTAAAGAAAAAATGGTATAATATAACTCAAATTATTCACGAAACATCTTGTGAAATATCATAATCAAGCTGCAGACTTAAAATTACGATATTTTGCAGATGTTAGCTAAGTATGAGGTTAGCAGAGTAAATGTATTTTAATTTTTACTTATCGTTAGCTGCTGCTACACCCGGAAGCTCCTTACCCTCAAGGAATTCAAGGGAAGCACCGCCACCTGTAGAAATGTGGCTCATCTTGTCACCAAATCCCATCTGGTTTACTGCTGCCGCTGAATCTCCGCCACCGATG